CATCTTCTTATCGTAACTACCATAGTCACCTGCTGCTAAACGATCGGGGCCGAAACTAATCAGCCACTCTCGAATTGCAGCCCACTCTGGGGATTGTGTCACAGTTCCAGGGCCTGCCTCAAAGACGAACTTGTTTTTCTGGACCAAACGCACAAATGATAGGAGATACTTACGAGTTACTATACAATGGTCAACGGGTTGACCAGTGAAGACTCGTGTTTTCTTCTTTTCAATCTTGGCGAAAGGTGTAGCACAGTCCTTTAAGTGTGCTGAGAACACAGGATAAGCACGTCGGCCTTCTCCGTAACACTTTTCAATCTCAGCCACTCGCTCCCAGACTTCATCGGGGAGGTTGACACCGTCTGGATACGCATCACACGGATCTGGCACCAAGTAATTCTTCTTTGTGGTATTCCACGGAAAGCCCATTGAGCTATTCCGGTTCATTCCATCAATGAATTTCACACTTGGCACACCATTCACAGCTGCTTTGTTAGATAGAACAACAAGTTCCTTCTCCCAACCAGCTGGCAATTCCGCGACAATATCATCCACAAACGCTTCAGCACACTCTTGGAATGCGACACGATCGAAAATGTTCTCAGGTTCCACCATCTTGACTAAATTGTTTCGCCACGGTGCATAACCTCGCATCGCTGGCTTACCATGGTCAATTTCCACACCAAAATGTTCTTGCATCTCTTCACTCAGTAGTGTAGGGATAACTCGACTCTTATAGCGTGGTTCTGGTAGATCCAAAGTGCCATATACGCGCATGGTTCCTTGAGCAATATAACGACTCATAGAACGAACATTCAACGCACCAACATGCACTTGACGATCCTGCACAGACAACATAGGTGCACCACCACCCTCCACATTGAAGGGAATCATCTCATCAGCATCTACGGCAGCACACAATGCTTCCACATCTGATTTCATGACTTGTAGCACGCCACATGCTCTGTCTCGACCCAACAGGTGGATACCCACAATCGCGACACCTAACGGTACCATCGCAAAAGTGAGTGAGCCACAATCTCCGTTGACAGTGTCTCGATCACTCGTACCTTGATACACAGGCAGAATCAATCCAAGATCAGGTACTGG